CGCTGCCGCGCTGGCTGCTGCCGCAATCACGGCCATCGCCGTTGCTTCGCGCAGGGACTCCGACGTCGACTGCCACATCTCCGGCGCAGACTCTGCCACGCCACCCACAATGGCCGCGATCGGGTCCTCGAGGAACGACGGCGCAGTACGACGATCCTCCTCGAGCTGCTTCTTGAGGTCTTCCGCCCGCTGCCGGTCGTTGTCGTCTGCCGCTCCCATCATGATCTTATACTGCAGGTTGTCGTACTCGAGCTTGACATTGCCGCGCTCCAGCATCTTCTGGAAGGTGTCAATGATGCCATGCGTCGAGCGGACGGCATCGAGGTTGTGCAGGGCAATCGCTGCGCCTTCCTTGTCCATATCGGCCACACCCTGCAGCTCCGGGAATTCCTGCCAAACGTCGTTGATATTGCCGCCCGCCAAATCAATTTTCTGCTTGTAGTGGTAGACGTCGAGCGCCTGCTTGTAGGCCGTGTTGTCCGCCAGAAATGCATCTGCCGGAATACCTGTGCTTGCCTCAATCTGACGGGCTTTCGACAATTTCTCGTCGTCCGTCATAAAATACTCGAGGTTAACGTCTGACCGCTGCAGAGACTGGGCTGCGTTGCCCAGGAGTGAATCATCTGTGCTATCGCCATAGGTATTTATGAGTGCACGAGACGCCTGGCGGAACGGGGAAGCCACCAGATTTCGCATGTCGGTTGTCGTTTCTTCACCCGCCTGTTTTAAGTTTGCTACAGCAGCTTCTTGCTGGCTATAGTCTCCCGTCGCATTTGCTCGCGCTAGGTTTTCGGGGGAATATGCCTGCTGCAGCTCTACGCCACGCTGTCTGAAGTCAGCCCAACTCTGGCCGACATTCTGGGCAGCCTGGACAACATCCTTGGCTGTCTCTACAGCTCCCTCTGCGGCGCCTTCAACAGCTTCCGTCATACCTTCCGCAAAGTTTTTTTCTTGTTGAGCGTTTTCACTTGTCCATCCGCCTAAAAAAGGCATGAATTCATTTCCCAGATCTTCCACTCGGTCAAGGATGGAGCGGTTCGCGGCTTTATCTGCTTCTGCCTGGGCTGCTGCTTTTTCATCCTCGATTTCCTGCAGGCCTGCCCGTACTTTCTCAAGATCCATTACTGCTCCTCCTTTTCATCAATCGCTGTGTGCCAAGTTGATATAGTAGTCAGCCTCTTCCTCTGAGTACCCGTAGTTGCTGATCAAATACCACGCAGCTTCTTCATCATCAGCTGTGACCTCTATTGCATGACGAGCCATCTCCAAGCCGTCCGAGCTTGCGAGGTTATCACCGCTGCCTACCTCACCGATATCCTGCAGCAGATTTGCCGCCTTATTATACCGGCGCTGATCTGTACGCGAGATGGCGTCCTCTGGATCATCCATGCGCTCGTAGTATTCTTCCACCTCATAACGAGCATTGTTGATTTCCTTGATGGTATATTTCGCACCGCTCGCTCCGACAACAGATGTAGATGTCGAGCTCTTCCGGCCGCTTCCACCGCTCCGCCCACTACCTGCTGGCAATCCTGTATTCCGGTTGACGCCAAACTTCGACGCAGCCATGCCAATCAGCGTGTTCTTCTGCTGCAGGTCGAGTGTCGTGTCTCCTTCGACAAGTGCTTTGGCAGCTGAGAACGAGCCTGCTGTATCGACTGCATGCTCTACATCATCAAAGTGATTCTGCTTGTCCTGCTTGTAGGCTTGTGTACGGTCCTGCAATGCTGCTTCTACTGCGCTTCTCAAGCTCTTTTCCATTGTAGGATCGTATATCGTCTCGCCCGATGCAGCCGTGCCTGTGCTTCCGCCTATATAAGCGTTCTCGTCAAAATCTCCGCCGTCATCGCTGAAGTGAAAGTTGTCGCCATCCGCCCACTGCTCGTTGCCATAGCCTGCATACTCGTTCAGTGGTTTCAGGCCGACATCGGCTGCATGCTCCTGCAACCACTGCAGACGCTCTGGATGACGGGCCAGGCTGTCCATCGCGATGTCGAAGGCACGGTTCTCGTAGTGCTTGCTACCCGGATTGTGCCCTTTGGTCGAGCCACCCGCCGTGACATAGAACGGCTCATAATCATCCTGCTGACCAAAGGCCTGCTCGTAGAGAGCGGCCAAGGCGTTGAGTTTCGCCCATGTCGAGTGGCCAAGGTTCGTGACTTCGCCTTCCTTGCCAGGCTTGACTGTGTAGTAGACTTTCTTGGAGATATCAATACCACCACTGCCACCGCCCGCATTCTGTTCGCCTGCCGGCAGCTTGCTCATGACGCTATCGACATACCCCTGGATGGACGGTCCATTCGACTGTGGTGCATCCCACGGGCGTCCCCAAATATCTGTCGTTTCTCCCTTCACGTAGCGCTTGGCGTTTTCTTCGCCTGCATACCATGCCACCATCGCGCCTGCAGGTCCATACTGATCGTAGTACTGCCCCAGCTTGTATTTACCGACGGCACGCTGCGCCGCCTCGTCGTTTGGATCAGCACCTTCATATCCGGCCTCTTTCGACCAAGACGGCCAGTTGTCCGGCATAATCTGATAGATTCCTACAGCCCCAGCCGGTGAGACAGCTGTCGAATCTCCCCCTGACTCTTGCCCTTCAATGGCAGCGAAAAAAGATTCTTTGCTCGAGGTACCTGGCGTTCCCTGTCCCCCTACGTTTCTGTATGAGTTCTGCTTGATGAGCTCATTGGCCTTGTTCCAATCGAACCGTCCTGTCGTCGGGTCCCAGCACTGGTTGACGATATCATCTGCCGTCGTGTAGGTCTTGGCCACATCCTGCTTCTGCTTGACGGAGCCGTAGAGCTGGTTGTAGACGTTCTGGTCCATCTTGCCGCGGTTCACCTGCAGGATCTGCGCGGCCCGTTCATAGTTTCCTGCGGTGATGGCTGCCGTCGCGGCCGACGCGACCTGCTTCGTTATGGCCTCCATCAGTTCGGACTGTATCTGCTCGCCGGTCCAGCCGCGCTTTGCGCCGTAGGCCAGGATGATGCGGCGCGTGTCGTTCTCGTAGCTCGTCAGGGCGTTCGTCACGTCCCAGGTCATGCCAGCGTTCTGCGTGTTGATGTTGAGGGCCGCCTGGTAGTCCGCCTGCTCGGTGCTCTCCCGCTCCCGGTTCTCCTGGCCGGTAGCGATGCGCTGGTAGTTGAGCATGTTATCGTTCAGCGTGGATTTCAGGGCATAGCGGACGCGCGGGTTGTAGTCCTTGGCAATCTCCGCCGAAGTGTCCTGGATGGCCTGTGTGACGCGGTCCGTCAGGCCCTTGGCATTCTTGCCTACACCGAGCGTCATGAGGCCCTGCTCGCCGTAGAGCTGCTCGTTCAGTGAGGTCATGATGCGGTTCCTGGCGTCCATGACGTCGGCTGCATCCTCGTCATCCTGCTTCTGGGCGAACACTTTCGTGGCCTGGCCGACGGCTCCAGCAAGCGCAGTCCACTCTTTGCCGCCCGTGCCGTACACTTCCAGGTCTTTCGGTGCCTGAACGGCTGGCGGATTGATGGTGTTTGGATTGACGACGGGCTGGTAGCTGCTGAATTTCATGTCGGTTCCCCCTCACTCAAAAGCGGAACGGGAAGTTTACTTTGCCGTTCCGGCTGTAGTAGTCCGGCCGGATATCCCAGCCCGTGTTCTTGCCATAGGACAGGACGGGCTTGCCATATGTCAGGTAGCCCGTGCCCGAGACGGTCGGAAACTGCCGGTTGGCTTTGGCCCATGTGTCTGCCGTGGTCTTCTCGTTGTAGTACTGGTACGCGCCGCCCGTGCTACTGCTCGAGGCAGCAGCCCCGGTATCCTTCCAGGGCTGTGCGACGCCGTAGACGCTGGCCGCGGTACCGAGGATGGTCGAGAGGCCCTGCCATCTTGCCGCCCGCTTGACGTTGCTCGCCGCAGCACGGCTATTGGCTGCCTGGGCCTCGTAGTTGCTCTCTGCTACGCGCGAGTTATAGTTATCGTTACGCTGGTTGGAGAGCAGGGTCATCTGATCCTGCAGGTAGGCATCGTTGCTCGACGAGAGGATATCAAAGGCCGAGCCGCCGAAGTTCAGCCCGGCCGCACCGGTCTGGGCTCGCTGGCTGCCCTCGATCAGGCGGTGGCGCGAGCGCAGCTTGTCGGCCTGCGCGGCGTAGTTGTCGGCAATCTGCTCTTGCTTGCGGTTCTCGATCCGGGCATTCTGCTCAGCGGCGTCGGCCTGCGCCCGGTACATGGCTGCCTGGGCATTGGCCTGCTGCTGTTGCTGACGGTACTGGAAGATACCGCCCAGGGCGGTCAGCCCTGCAATGACGCTGCACATCTCAATCTCCTCCTTTCTCTGGCTCTGGATGGATGACGAACGGCAAGAAGGTCTCCCCGTTCTTGATGATCTTCGCGGACGCATCGAATGACGCGCCTACCCACTGGAGCCAGCGGATGGCGTCGTCGTTGAATGCGCCCACCATGTTGTAGAGTGAGCCGTATCGCTTGGCCCACTCCTGCAGGATGGCCTTGGACTCTTTGGCGAACGAGACGGTGTACCGCTTGATGAGGTCCGTCCCGAGGCACCAGATCAGGGCGTGTGTTCGCAGGCCCTCGTCGTTGCGCTTCGGCTGTACGCCCCAGACGGCGATGATGTTGCCGCTCTTCGTGGTGGCGTACTGCAGCTCGTAGCTCCAGTCGATGGATTCCTGCACTTCCCGCTCGACGTTTGCCGTGAAGGCCAGGATCTCGCGGCGGTCCACCTCGCGTAGGTTGCGCGTCAAGTCCCTTGCCAGGCCGTAGGTCTCTTCGCCTTCGAGGATCTCCGGCCACTCAAGTTTCCAGATAGTATAGGTCTTCTTATTCTGTTTCACCAAGGAAAGTCACCGCCCTTATGATTGCTGAGATGGTAAATGGATATGGCGTCTCATGCTTGATGTACGTGCGCCCCTCTGTGTTGACGCCATTCTCATGGAGGTCTACGGTCCGGTCGCCGGTCACGAGGACATCTTCGCCGAGTTCCATCGCCTCTGGATCGTAGAGGATGGGCTCCAGATGCGAGGCATCCGGGCCAATCCAGCCGCCGAAGCTGTTCTTCAGGCGCAGGATGGCTTTGGTCACGGTCTTCTCGCGGCCCTGTACGGTGCCGCTCTCCATGTTGCCGACATCCCAGTTCGGCTGCTCGAGGACCATGGTATACGGCAGCCCGATGACGAGCCGCTTGGCGGTCGTCTCATCCGGCAGGATAATCTTCCCACCCTCGACGGTCATCGGCTCATAGAGATACCCATCGGCCAGGACACGGACGGTCTTCCCTTCCAGTGTCTCGAGGCCTGTGATGGTTCCTGCAGCTGTGTCCAGATCGTACACGATGGCGGCATCCAGCATGGTGTAGTCCTGCTGGCTGACAGAAGTATGGTCCCTGTCGAAGCGCTCGATATAGCGCACGGTCTTGCCGTTGACGGTCCGGCAGACGGCCGCATAGACATCATCGTTGCTGCCGCTATTCACGGAGGCCACGCTCTCGAAGTGGCCATCTGTCACGATGTGCGACCAGGCATAGACCTTCTGGTCGATGACGTAGGTCAGGACCAGAAGGACGCCGTCAGAGCGCACGAAGTAGAGCAAGGAGTCCGGCTCCTGCGCATAGGCATCATCCGTGATCTTCTTTTCGTTCACCAAGTCTTTGGAGAGCAGTGTCAGGTCGATGCCGATGTAGGAGTCGGTGTTGTAGTCATAGCCGATGTCGCGGACGATCGAGCCGCGCCGCTGGATATAGACGACACGGTTGCCGATGCGGATGGGTGCGACTTCACTGACGCCGTAGTTCTCCTGGTTGCGCGGCGTAATGTTCGATGGCGTCACGGTCTCACCGCCCGAGACAGTCCAGGAGTTGCCCTCGGTAAAGACGACGAGGTCATTGCCGGCATCCAGATGCTGGATGGCACAGGCCCTGCGGCTCAGGAAGTCCGTGGTGATGGCGCTGTCGTCGGTCACGGTGCCGCTCTCTTTCTCGATGCCGAAGTTCTCGTAGTCCCCTGTCTTGCTCATCCAGACGCGCTGCGGCTCTCCTGGGCTACCGCCAAAGACGAGGCGGTCCTGGAAAAAGGTAGCGCAGCACGGGTAGCCGTTCGTCTTGCCCCAGGCTGCCCTGTACCAGTCGGCTGTCGCACTCGTGTCGCCCAGCTCTTTCGTGACGGTCGCGACTGCTGCCGTCTCGGACGATACAGCGGTGATTGTCACATAGCCGGTATGGGTGTAGGGATAGGCCGACAAGCTGGCATTGCACGTGCCATCCGTGATGGACGCTGTGATCCGCAGCTTGGCATATTCCTCTACATCGCCGGACTCCTGTGGGTTGTAGTCGTTGGACGAGGTATATGTCCGCAGCTTCTTCCAAGTTGTCCCGTCGGTCGAGTATTCGACATAGACGGTGCCGGTCCACGTGCCGTGTGAGATGAACTTCCAGGTCTTGCCGACGCTCAGCGGTGAGGACTGGCTCGTCCCGTTCGTCGCGTTGAGTTTCACTTCCCGGCCTTCCACGTACTGCTCCAGCTTGATCCAGTCGCCGACCATGTCGCTGTCAAATGCGGCCTTGGACGCGGTCAAGTTGATGGAGCCTGTAGTGCCGCTCGGCGTGATCTTGCAGTCGGTATCCTTGTTGACGTCGCAGAATGGCGGCATATCCCAGTCTACCGCTGTAAGCTCCCAGTCGGTCTCTGTGTAGCGTGACAGCTTCTGCACGGGATAGGTGCTGGAACAGATGTACATGACGTCCACGGACTGCACGAAGCGCAGCTTGGGCAGGTCGCTCTCGGTATACGGCGTCGCCACTTCGACGCCCAAATACTGCCCGTCACGCCAGACTCTCACGTACTTATCGCCGAACTCCAGCAGGTACGAGAGATCCGTGACGAAGTTGAATTCCTGCAGTCGCACGGTCTTGTCTGGATACTTCGTCTGGCCGCAATAGATGAGGCCCGGACGCTTATGCACGGACCCGTAGGGCCGGACTATCGCATTCTCCGCCTGCTTCAAGCCCAGCTGGTACTTGTCGAGGTCCACGCGGCTGGCGACATCTTCGGATAGTTCGCCGCCAGTGAAGGCCGGCTGTATTGCATAGTATGGCTTCATGCACACTCCTCCTAAAACCGGGCATCGCTGTATCCATGCGGATACCTCGTCCGGCGCTCACGCTCCACGGCATCCTGATACCTTGCCAGGTCGACAGACTGCTGTGCGAGCTGCAGGTTGATGCTCTGCAGCTCGGTGTTCCCTGTCATGCCCATGGCCATCGAGCTGGCCAAGAGGTGTGCCAGGGCATCACTGAATTCTGCGCTGAAGACTTCCGGCTCTTTGATATCTGCCGTATAGTCGCCATAGGCCAGGGACACGTCCGTCAGGATGGAACGCCCCACGGTGTCCAGGTAGCAGACCCGGAAGTCCTGACGGGAGTCTTCGCGGTCTGCAGCATGCTCTTCATCAAAGACGAAGCGAAGCTGCAGGCAGTCTTCGGGATAGGCATAGGCATAGCTATAGCCCACCGCCCGCTTCTCCAGCAAGGCCAGCTTCGTGAGCTTCTCGGCAAAGCCCCAGGGGTACATCCGCAGCAGACGCCTGCGCAGATGGTCATAGTGGATCTTGCAGAGCTGGGCGGCTTTCTCGGTATCGTCGAGCGAATTGATGCGGCCACAATGCAGGAACGACAGTGCCATGTTGCAGATATCGATGCTGTTCATTCTCGCTCCTCCCTTTCTCTCACGATGACAAAAGGCCGGGCCCTGCGGGGTCCGGCCCTTGCTTACCAGTCGATATCGTCGTCGAGCACAAGGCCCGCGGTCAAGGTTCCTTTGCTGTAGGTCGACGTGACCGTCAGGCGCAGGTAACCAAGGTTGCCGCGCGGCACGTCGGCGGCGAGCGGTACGGCGTTGTAGGTCGCCAACGTCTTCGGGGACTTGAAGTCCGACGTGGCGGATGTCTCGAGTTTGGTGGTCAGGGTGCCGGTCCCTGCGTCCTTCGTGACGGCTGCCACGAGGTGGAGCGGACAGCCCGATTCGCCTGGGCCTACCTGCACGATGTCCGACGTCATGTCGGAAGCCGACAAGGCTTTCTTGTTGAAGAAGGTATTCTCTTTATCCAGAATCATGATGGTCCTCCTCTCTTACGCCGTCGCGACGGCCGCTTCCGTCTCGCTGATCGCATCGCACTTCTTGATGGGGATGCCGGAGAGGTAGAGCTGCGGGATGCCTCCCATGAGCTCCTGGCGCGTGATGTAGGCGTTGTTCTTGTCGTTGAGGTAGATCTCAAAGAAGTCGAAGAGCGCTGGCGACACGTAGAGCACGACTTTCTTGTCGCGGCTCTGCAGGTTGCGGATGCGGTTCTTCGCGTAGATGAACTGGTTGACGAGTTTCTTGCTGTCAGCTGCCGTCAGACTGGACAGCTTCGAGACGTCGATGTTGCGGACGAGTGCATTGGCGCGGATGTCCTGCACGGCCATGCCGACTTTCCAACTAAAGAGTGTCGTGACGGCCTGGTATTCTTTGCCGTCGGCATCTTGTACGGTCTGCTCACCGAGGTCACGCTGCTGCAAGCCAGCCTGCGAGCCCTTTGGGTAGATGCCGGTTGTCGCATACGTGCCCCAGCTGACGAAGAAGGCCGAGGTGTTCGTGTTTGTGCCTGCCGTGCCGCCAGCGACAACCTGATAGCCTGCCTCGTTCTTCTCGCCGCCGATGGTATCGTAGCGAGCTGTCAGGCCATTGAAGGTGTCGAGCGTGTCGTCCGTGTTGCCGTAAAAGATATTGGCTGCCACAGCGTCTGTAAAGCCGCCGACGAAGGCTGCATCCTCGCTACGACGAAATGCCTCGCGGTTGCGCGCCAGTGCCAGTTCCTCGATATCGATGCAGGAGCGGTCCTCGAGGATGATGCAGGTATCCTGCACCTGGCGCGTGCTGCTCTTGTGACGAGCAACACCGGCGTTGATGCGGCGAACGGACGGCGTCGGCATAGAAGCGCGGACCGTCGTGCGGTTGCCCGTCGGCAGGTTGCCTTCCTTCCAGACGATGTCGTCCATGATTGGATTTGCGTTGAGCAGGGCCTCGATGATGTAGGCGATGTTGCCGTCGGGGTCCACTCGCTTCTGCAGGTCGCTCAGTGTGAGCGCCTGGGTTCCCAGTAATGCCATGATGGAGTTCCTCCTTCTGTGCTATTAGTATCTGCTGAAGTCTGTGTTCGGATACAGGGTCTTCTCGTGTGCGCCCTCGCCCATATGGCCGGGGTCTTCGCCAACCAATTTCCCGAATTCGGCCATGAGCTGGATCATCTCGACGCGGTTGCCGGCGCCCGTGAGGTTCATCATCTGACGCAGGCCGGGGATCTTGCGCTCGGCTGCATTGAGTCCGACGGCCGCCTTTGCGGTGACGTCGTCGAACTGGCCGCCGAGCTGCTGACGTGCTTCCTGTGCCCAGCCGTCCATTGTCTGGCGGATGCCGTCTGCTACTGCCTGCTGTCCGGCCTGCATGTACTGCATGCCGTAGCTTGCCAGCTTGCTTGCCTGCTCCTGTGAGAGGCCACACTCGCGTGCCAGGGCTCCGAATTGCCCCGCCCGCTCGGCGTCGTATTCCAGGCCTTCTGGCACGACGCCCGAGAAGTCGTAGGTGGCAGGCGGCTCTGCTCCAGTCTTGGTTTCCACGTTGCCCTGGCTGCTTTGCCCCTGTGCCTGCTCGCCGCCCTGGCTCGCCTGTGGCTGACTGCCCAAGATGGTTGTCTGGGCTGGCTGTGATGCACTCGCTCCTGTATCCTGCTGGTCCTGCGTACCGCCCTGTGCTGGCGCATCGCCATCTCCCGCGGCATCGACAGGTGCTCCAAAACGCTGGAGCCTAAAAAACAGGTCTCTCATGATGATCCTCGCTTTCTGTTGTCTGCATGAGGTCTTCCATGCGCTGCTGAAAGGCCATGTATTCCCGCTCGGCCTGCTGATACTGTGCTAAGCCATCTGCCATGTGCATGATGTTCTGCCGCACGGTCAGGGCCGCCCGTCGCTCTCCTTCGGCGATGAGCATGCGGTTCGTGTGATCGCTATCGGGGAAGGTGGAGTCCATGATGTGACAGCGGTCCATGAGCCGCATCAGGAACCATCTCCCCCGCTCGTCTGCCATCAGATAGTCGAGAGAGGCAGTGTCACGCTTCTCCTGCTCCTGACTGGCGTAGGCGATGATTCGCGCTTCTTTCTCCTGTTGGTCCATGTCATCCTCCCTGGCCATAGCCCAATGTATCGGCACCCATCAGCTGTTGCAGGGCGGGGTTGCCGTCCTGCGCTGCCTGCGCGGCATTCTTTGCGGCCTGAGCTGCCGGTGCTGCCATGTCGGCCACTTGCTTGGCCTGCTGCAGCTGTTCCATCTGGGCCTGCTTCTCGGCTTTCTCCTGCTGGATCTTCTCGTACTCGTCGTCCGTGCGCAGGATGGCCACCGGCGTGCCGAGCATGTCGGCGTAGCGGTTGACTGTCTCGGGGAAGTTGAGCTTGTCGATGACGTTCGGGTTGGCCTGCGCAAGGTTCATCAGGAATGCGTAGAACTGCTCGATGTTTGTGAGTCCTGCCACCTTTTGAGCCTGTGCGAGCGGCGAGATGTACTCGATCTTGATGTCCTGCTGGGCGAGCATTTCCTGCATTGCAGGGTCTTCCGGCTGGGGAAATACCTGGGCCCGGTCGAGGACCATGTAGACGCGCTCGATGATCTTCGAGAGGAATTCGTACTGCATGCGCTGTACGACTGGCCCGAGGACGGTCATCTTCTCTTGGTTGCGCTCGATGACTTCCCGTGCGGTCATGGTCTTGTCTTCCATCTCGTTGAGCATCATGAAGAGGTTCGCATTGTACGCTTCTTTGATGCGGTCCTCGAGCTGGGTGATCTGCGCACGCAGGTCGCCGATATCGGTCTGGACCTGGAAGAGCGGCTTGACGGCTCCGTCCTGTCGGACATACGTCTTGCCGCCCGGCACGAGGTTGATGCCCTTGGCGACGGTCTCTGCCGTCGTCTGCATCGGCGGCTTGACACCGAGCTCGACGGCAGTCAGCAAGTCCTTCTCCATGAGTTGCAGGGCTTTGGCATCGCCCTCAGCGTACCAGCCAGGGCCCTTGCCGTAGGCATCGTTTCCCGTGATGATGTAGCGGGCGACCGGCACCGGCCACTCTTCGAAGCCACCGAGGTAGAGGAACTCGTCCTCGTCGCTCTCCTCGAGGTAGTAGGCTGAAAGGAACGGCATGTAGATGCTGCCGAGCTTGTCCGGCGATGCCAGGCGGTTCGGTGTGACGAACCAGACGACGCGATGCACGGCTTTGACGCCTGCGCCGTTGTCGATCTCGTCGCGCACGGCCTGCGTGACGTTCTCGCGGCCGAACTTGTCGACGAGCTGCTGGGCACTCATCTTCATGCGATGCACGAAGGTGTTGACGAGGCCGTCCGGCCCGCACTCGTAGGCATAGCTGCCGACGGGATAAGCCGTGAAGTGAACGCCGTAGCGGCTGTCCGGGAAGATGCCGAGCGGCGCCTGGCCGAATGCGAGCTCGAGGTAGCACGAGTGGATGGCAGTGTAGAAGTTCGACTTCTCGAGGACATCGTTCATGATATCCATGCGCTGGTCCAGGAGCTTGCCGATATCCGAGTTGTCGGTGAGTTCTTTGTTCGAGAAGCTCAGCCGGAACCACTTGCGCGATGGCGGCGTCAGGCCGCTCATCACACCGGCCGCGAAGATCTGGTTCGCCTGCCAGGTCGTGCTGTTGTAGATATGCCGGTCCTTGCGGTCGGCCATTGTCTGCTCATCGTCACGGTCGTCGAAGTAACCGATGTACGGCAGCTGATAATCCCGGATGGCTTTCCAGCGTGTCTCGTATGCCGTGCGCTTCTGCAGCATGGCACTGACCTGCTGCCGGATACGCCGCTTCGAGATGTTCAGCCGCCTGCCGACATCCGACATCTTGACGAGGGAGATGCCGCCCGGCGGTAACCTCGCTCCCTGCTTGTCTCGTTCCATGCTGCTTCTCCTTATCCGAGCGTCTTCCTGACGCCCGTATCGCTAGTATTGCCCAGGTTTGACAGCAGGCTGTTGCGATCGGTCGAGAGGACTGTATCCCCACGGCCACGCTTTCTGCGCTGCTGTTTCGTGTTGACCTCCGGCACGTCCGACGAACTGACGGTCGTCGGTACCGGATCTACTTTCGGCGGCGTATAACCACCTCCACCAGAACACATGGCGCTCACCTCCTTCCAGTAACTCGGTGTCCGAATCGGACACATGCCATGCTGATTTCCTTCGGTGTCCGAATCGGACACATCGTCAAAAGGGATTGTAGTCTGTATTGCACGTCGCGCCAGAGCCATGCACGGCTTCTTTCGGCACGACGGGATAAGAGAACGTCAACGCCAGAGAGTCGGCCACGTCCGGCGACTTGCCGATCCGCTCCTTTATCTTCTCTTTGGGTTCGAGTTTCATGCGATTCGCCGCATCGAAGCTGTACTCTGGCGTGACGAGTTCTGTCTTGAGTTCTGGCATGTCAGGAAGCGATCCGCCCGCCTGCATCCACTTGCGCATGGCATCCCACATCTCTGCCCGCTTGTTGACGTAGTGTGCTGGCTCCAGGGCCTTGCCGCCGAAGGATACTTCGGTCACTTCGTAGCCGAGCTGCCGACAGCGATCGATGACGCCTTCACCGCGGCCGGAGTCGACAAAGACGGCGTCCGGCTGGAAATCATTGATCTCCTGGATGAGCCTTGCTGCGAAGTCCATGTTGCTGATGGCATGGAAGACTTTGGGCCTGTAAGCCACGAGGCCCTGACGGCGCGTGATGGCGCAGGAGTCGTTGCCGAAGCGTGCGACATCGACGCCGAGGATGCGCGGTGCTCCGAGGATGTCGTCCTTCTGGTAGACTTTCTTGCAGGCTTCTGTCACCATGTCGATGGTGATGAGGATGTTGAAGGCCGAGGCGGTGAAGTCACAGTAGAGTTCCTGTCGGATGCCCTCTTCGCTCATGTCTCGCTTCATTGCCTCAAGTTCTTTTGGCCCCAATCGGCCGCCCGGCGCGAAGACGCCAGACTCATCAGCGCGGTACATACAGCAGTACCAGTCCGGCTCGCGCCGCGCTTTCTGGTAGATCTCGTAGAACTGGTTCTGACCTTTCGGTGTGCCGATGAAGATACACCAGCCATTGCGGTCGGCCAGTGACGGGCGAACAACCTCGTCCCAGAGCTCTGCCTTGATCTGTGCGTACTCATCGAGGATGGCTCCATCCCAGTACGTGCCGCGCAGGTTGTCCGGATGGTCGGCACCGATGATGTAGATGCGGCCGCCCTGTGCGCCCTGATAACGGCTCGGGAACTCGATGAAGAGATCCGACTCGTTGATGCGGACGCCAGGGATGACATGTGTGTAGTACTTCAGGTAGTTCCAGGCAATGAGCTTGGCCTGGTTGCGGAATGGCGCGACGTAGGCGTACATGGGCGAGCGCCGATGGTTCTGGACGCATTTCTTGATGAGGTGGTTGACTGTCCCGACGGTCTTGCCAAAACGGCGATGGGCGACGATGACGGAGAAGCGATGCTTCTCAAGTGCCGGATGGATGGTCTTTTTCCAGAGCGGCTCCGGCCGGTACGGTATCGTGATCCGTTTCTTCTGCGCTGTCATCATCGTCGTCATCTCCTTCCCAAGCGAGCTCTGCGCCGCCATCTCCTACGGTCTCCTGCTGGACGCGATCCTTGTATTTGTCGGGGAACGCTCCCTTGAGGAGCATCGCGAGCAGGGTGTCCGAGTATTCGATGCGCGTCGCGATCCTGTCGCCCTTGTAGTAGATACCGCGCTCGCATCCCTCGACGGCCCGCCGGTAGGCTTCTTCTTCGAGCAGGTCGTTGGCCATGGCACGGGCACGGTTGAAGGCGATGGCGTAGTTGGAGTCACTGTGCAACCAGAGGTAGTGGGTCTGGCGTGAGATGCCCATGGCCTTGGCGGCCTTGGATATCGTTCCACAGTCCACCAGATAGTTAAGAAAACGGTTCTTGTCTCTCTGCGGGACAAACTTGTAAAGTTTCTTCTTCATCGCCAGCACCTCCTTTGCCTTGTATTTCAAGGGGTTTCACGCTTTCGTCCACGTCGGTTTCTTGCTCCGTTTCTACCTGTCAAGTGATTCCCATGGAAAAAGCCCCGCGGCTCTGTCAGCTCGCGAGGCTTTCTATGGGTTGGTCTTTTATTATCTTACCATGCGGATGGCGGAATAACGTGCTGCCCTTTTTTATTTTTTCCGCAGGCGGGCGGCAATCTCAGCCGTCCGGCAGATCATGTCTTTCCACCAGACCTTGAGGGTCCGTTCGCCCATCCAGAAAGAACGCCCCGGGTAGCGGCTCTCCATCTCTTCGGCAAGCCGATGCTGCACGCGAATGACCCAGCCGTGCCGCCCGCGGGAAAAGCCGTTGCCCTTCTGCTTCTCGGCATCGCGCCGCAGCCGCAGGAAGAGCTGCTTCTCTTCAGGCAGGCTTTGTTCCAGGATCTCGACCGCCCGCAACCAATGGGCGGCCCGCGCATGGGTATCGTAAAAGATGCCCCGCTCTGCTGACGCTGCCGTCGGATCACGGCCAGCCGTCGTCTTGTAGACGTATTCCGCCCGCCGCTTCGCGTAGTCCTTCCGCTCCCGCGCATAGAAGAGCAGATAGTGTTCCGCCTGGCGGTGGTCTTCTTCGATGGCCAGCGCAATACGCTCGGCTTGTGCTTTGGCTGATTCCTCCTCCATCTGCCTCTCCTTCCTGCTCAGTCTTTCTTGTCATCCTTGGCGATGCCCATGATGGGGAACGGCACCTTCTGCATCAGCGTCGCGGCAGATGCATTGCTCGGGATCCAGTAGCCGTGCTTACTGTCCCAGACCCACTGCATCTTCAGGTCCTGCTCCATCTTCTTGCATCGCGTGGTCAGCTGGTCCCGCTCTTCTTTCACGGCATCGAGATGCTTCTTGTAGCGATCCAGGCGTGACTCCATGGTCTTGCTGTCCTGCATCCAGCTGTCGGCCATCTGCCGCAGTGCCCTGTCCAGATGCTCGGCCCTGGCTTTCTCTTTCCGCCAGAGCGTGGTCGTCAGGCAGAACGCGGCCGCAAAGAACAGGATGTTCAGCAGCATCCCGGTTTCATTCCCCGTCATCACTCTCACCCTTCCTGAACCGCAGGCCGTTGTCTCTGCGGGCGTTGTGATGATTGACGTAGTCCATGAGCTTCTGCCGTGCCGCCTCGGTACAGCCGCACCGCTCCATGAAGCTGGTGGCCGCCACTTGCAGGTCGACGCATTCTTCCATGAGCTTCCACCAGCGCATCGTCCCTTCTTGTTTCGGTAATCTTTCCCGCTCTGCCGCCCGCAGCTTCGCGTAGGCTTTCCCTACCTCGTCGAATTCCTCGAGCATCTTCAGGAAGAAGTCTGTCTCGGTCCATTCCTTGTAGAGCGGCCCATTGCAGGGATGTGGGAGGATACATCGTTTCTGCATACTCATTTCAAGTCCCTCTTTCTGCGTGCCAGCTCTTTCTTCATCTCGTCGCAGACGCGGATGATGGTCTTTGCTTCCTGGCTCTTGATGGTTCCTGACCGGAAATCCGACAGGGCCTTCTGACGCCGTGCTTCATTCTCCTTCTCCGCCCGCAAAATATCGAGCTCCGTCATGTTCTTTTTCAAGCGAATCATTCCCATGTCAACCAAACCTCCTGTTCGCTTACTCTTACCGCTTTGTCCTCTCGCTGCGCGTCTCACTGTCGCCTGGCGACCAGTTCGAGATTCGCAGGTTCTGCAGCGTCTTGTGCGCCCGCCAGAGATTGTAGAGAATCAGCAGGCAGGCCACGATGCCGAGTACCACGAGTATCATCATGATGTTCACCTCCCTTCTGTGCGCTCGGTGTCCGAATCGGACACATCTTCCGGCTGTTCTTCGTCGGTGTCCGAATCGGACACAATCCCATCGAAGGGCTTCTGGATTTCCTCGGCCCATTCCTTGCTGACGGTCCAGCCTGCCTGCGGATAGCTGTAAGGGCAGGTGTTCTCGTCGGCTTTGTAGTTCACGACCTCGACCTGGTAGCGGTGCAGGAATTCCTTCCAGGCGCAGTGCCGGAAGTTCTTGCCCGAGCAGATGCCGCAGAGCCGCGGCATGATGCATTCACAGAGGTCCTCGAAGTCGGACATGGAGAGATGCAGGGTCTTCTTCATCTGGGCAATCTCCTCGACACGCCGCCTGGCCTCCCGCTCCGGCACGAAGACGACGCAGAGCTGGCTTGCCGCCCGCTTCATCTGCTTGGCGGCGTCGAGGTCGATGAGGTTGTAGCGCCGGGCAATGGCCTTCTCGAGAAAGGTGTGGCTCATGCGCAGGTACTTCATGAAGTCCTTGTCGAGGTCGCTGACGTTCTCGTAGCTCTTGATGGCCTCGCCCTCGACCATCACGAGGGCCATGAGCCGGGCCATACTCTCACGTTCCCGGCTGGACAGATACCGATTCATGCCTGTTCCTCCTTCACGAGATCCATGAGCTGCACAAGGACCTGTGCGGCCTGCTGCTGTTTTTCGGCCAGGCTCTTGCCCCATGTCTCCGCCCCGTACTTTCCTGCCAGCTTCTCATGGCGCTGGCGCAGTTCCTCGAGTTCGGCGATCAGGATGGCCGCGACCGATACCTGCTCCTTGCGGCAGCCCTGCTGGACGTTGCACGGCTTCTCGCAAATGCGGCAACAGGACTGGCACTCCGTCGCGAGTTTGCACTGCTCGCAGGGCGTCATGTTCTCGATGCCGACCATCTCCATCTTCTTGACGAGCCTCTCGTGGTGCTTCGGATGGAGAGAGCGGTAGGCCGTCTTCGGTTTTTCTGCCTCGGCCTTCGCGGCCTTTGCGACGTGTTGCAGGGATACTTTGCCTTCCTTGCCGAGTGTAGCCGCGACTTTCTTCTGCTCTGCGGCATTGAGTCGGCTCGCCTCGTAGGCTGCAGAGATTCCCATGCGCCCCTCGTCGAATGCCTGCTTGAGCTCGGGATCCTGCAGGTTCTCGGCGATGGCATGGTAGCGGGCAAGCTGGCCGGAGCTCGTCGAGAGCATCTTGCTCACGATGTCGCGGATGCGCCCTTCGACTCTGCCTGCTTCCTGCATGCGCTTGAGGACGGCCGTCAGATGCTCGGCTTGCCTGACCTTCTCGGCATCGCTGAGCTGCCGGGCCGTCGAGTTTGTCAAGAGCAGCATGAGGGCGAGCAGGTCCTTATCTCGCTCGTTCTCGATGATGCAGTTGACCTCGCTGTACTGACGCTCGCCGCGCTCGACGAGCAGGCAGCAGGCGCGGTACCGGCGCTCGCCGCTGATGATCATGTGGCGGCCATCCTCGTCTGCCGGAGCGACGACGAGATTGTGCAGCACGCCGCCCGCAATCTCGATGGCATCGGCCAGTTCCTCGATGTCCTTGACCTCATAGACGAGCTGGTTGTCCGGGTTGGGATAGAGCTCCTGCAGCATGAGCTTGCGCATCTCATACTTGGGCGCTTTGCCAGCCGACTCACGGCTTGCTTGGCTCATGAGGCCCATCAAATCAAAATTTGCCATGGTATTCTCCTTTCAGACGGCCAGAATGCAGAGGCCGATGTAGAGCAATGCGATGACCAGCATCGTCTTGAGGCTCCAGCCGCAGAAGCGCAGGAGCTCGCAGAGCATGGCCCGGCGCTGCTGGCGGCGGGCACGCTGCGCACGGTAGCGCTTCCAAGCAAAAGAGGGCTCGTAGATGGACCGTCTCATTCTGCCGCACCTTCTTCCTCGGTGTCCGAATCGGACACAAGCGAGAGTAGTTCCTCCACAAAGTCACGGTAATCCCTCGAGGCTCCGCAGCGCGGCGAGTGCAGCACGATGGGCTCCGCCGAAAAAGTCGACTCGTCCACCTTATCCGTCCAGCGGATGTAGTGGTCGAAGACCTTGTAGTCCCCATGCGAGCGCAGCCACTCCGCCCCCTGCTGATTGCTCGTAGTCCTCCGGCAGCACGTGATGAGCGTGCCGAGGAACTTGAGCTGCGGGTTGAGGTAGGCCTGCACCTGCCTTGCCTGCTCGAGCAGGCTGTCGATGCCCTCGAATGTCCAACGGCTGATGACGGCCGGGATGACGAGGTAGTCGCTCGTCGAGAGCGCGTTGACCGCGCACATGTGCAGACTCGGCGGGTTGTCGACGATGACGTAGTCATAGTCATTCTTCACCTCGCGCAGGCATTCACGCAAGCGGACCTGCTGTGGCACGACGGTATCCATCATGACCGCCCGCTCGGCTTCGGCCAGCTTGAGGTTGGCCGGGATGATGTCGAGATTCGGGAAGTCTGTATGCTGGATGACCTGCGCCGCCCGCACCGTGCGCTTCATGACGTTGGCCATGCTCGGCCTGTCGTAGCTGTACCGCTTGAAGAACTGCGACGAGTTCCCCTGCTGGTCATTGTCGACGAGCAGGACCTTCTTGCCGTGTTCGGCGGCGAGCAGGTAGCTCACGTTGATCGCGGTCACGGTCTTGCCGACGCCGCCTTTCAGGTTTGCGATGGTGATGATGATCATGTTGTTTTTCCTCCTGTAATTCATCCGCCTCATACACTGCGTGCTGGTACGGATAGCCTTCTTCGGTGAAGCCGTTATAGCTCAGCTCCACCACGACGTGATATCCCCTCGGGGCCTTGATGGTTTCCCGGTAGGTTTCTGCAGTTCGGATTGGCTCTTTCACGGGCTCTGTTCGCAAAAGATTCCGGCTTGTCATGAGGCGGCCGCGCATGGGCTGAGCATCCTGCTCCTCGCAGGCCTTGCCCACCTTCGTGCGACGGTCCACCTTGACCTCTTCTTTGACGTAGTAAGAGGCCAGTCGAAACGCATCCATGACATCACCGGCATAGGGTTTGAGGTAGACATCGCCTTGTGGCCATGCCTTTTGGAGAGCGCGGCGCATCTCCTGGAAGCTGGCATCTGGTACGGCTGGCAGAAGGATGTGGCCATGCTTGCGGCCGCCGTTCTTGAGATTCTCGAGGACAGCGATGTACTTGCAGGTCACTCCCTGCTTCTTGTACCAGCGCCGCAGCTCGCGCGTCATCTTCCCGTAGGCTGTCTTGATGGCATCCTCTGTCAACTCAGAGTCCAGCGTGAACGTCACATACCAGTCTCCTGACTCGAAGTTATCCAGGATGAGCCGACTCAGGCGCTCCGCCCGCTGCCTGGCATTGATCTTCGCCTGCTTCTGCGAGGTGCCGAGTCCCGTTCGAGGTCTTCGCCTCTCCCGGATACTCCTCTTCTCCGGCATCATCCTCTGGGTGTGGTACTTGTCTTCCACGATGTATCTCCGATGGTGGGCTACCCACCTTCTCCTGACATATGCCATCTCTGTGCTCCTGTTCTACTTGTTCCTCTATTCTGTATCTTTATGCGGATACGTGTCGGTACATTAATCCCTTTATCAAGCGGCTAAAGAGGGATCCCACCCTCAAAAATTCGCCGCTTGTCTTGCGTCCGGGAGCTTCGTGCTATATAATAGGAGGTATAGATTGTGCTGCGAAACCAATCCATACCAAGAGGTGCCATGCCGGGCACCTCTTTTTTCATGCGCTTTTACTGGGCCGTCGGATGGGGACCGGCTGCGCCGGATCGGATAGGTCTTGCCCTTCCATCGCCGCCATCCATGCCTCGAGGGCACGGCGGCGGACCTTCATGCCGTTCATCTTGAGGCCCGGTATGATGCCGGACTGCACAAGATGGTTGGCGTAGTTGAGACTGACCTTCAGGATCTTGGCCACTTCCTTGACCGTCAGAAGCTCGTCTGGTGTTTGACGCTCTCCCATATGCTTGGCCATGGCCCGCCCGGTCCGCTCGATGGCATTGACAATCATCATCTCGATAGCTGCACTCTCCAA